CAGCACCGCCAGCGCGTGGGCGCCATGTTCCAGCAGCTGCGCACCACCAAGTGGCTCAAGTCCACCGGCGACAAGGACGCGGCCACCGTCGCCTTCCTCAACCGCGTGCAGCGCATCGCCCAGGTGCACCAGTGGGGCCTGCAGGATCGCCCAGAGCCAGGCGGCCCCCTCATCGACTACCCCGCCCGGGCGCTGCTGGGCATCAGCCCGCAAGACCGCGAGGCTCTGCAGGACCTGGTGCTGCGCCACCTGGCCAGCGCCGTCCGCTGATCCAGTCGGCAGCGTTTCAGCCACCGGCGCCACACCCCACGCGCGCGCGATGCCTGGGCACCATGCCCGGCATGGGTGAAGACCTCATCGAACTTGTGCGCAGGCTGGAACAGCTGATCCGCTACGGCACCATCGCCGAGCTGGACCTGCCGGCCGAGCGCTGCCGCGTGCAAAGCGGCTCGCTGCTGAGCACCTGGGTGCCCTGGCTCACCCTGCGCGCGGGCACCACCGTCACCTGGAGCCCGCCCACCGTGGGCGAGCAGTGCCTGCTCTTCAGCCCCGGCGGCCGGCCCGAAGGGGCCGTGGCCCTGCTGGGCCTGTACAGCCAGGCCGTACCCGCGCCCAGCCACGAGCCCAACATCCACCAGGTCACCTGGCCGGACGGCAGCACCGCCACCTACGACCACACCGCCCACGCCCTGGTGGCCACCCTGGCCGCCGGCGGCCACGCCATCCTCCACGCCGACCAGGTCACCATCCACTGCCAGCAGGCCGACGTGCACGCCCAGCAGACCCTGCAGCTGGAAGTGGGCGACACGCTGACCGTCTCCGCACCCGAGACGAACTGGAGCGGCCACATCACCCTGGACGGCAAGCTGGACAGCAACGACGACGTGACGGCCAGCGGCATCAGCCTCACCGGCCACAAGCACGGCGGCGTCACGCCAGGGTCCGGCAAGACAGGGGGGCCTGAATGACCTCCCGAAGCGCGATCGGCATGCAGGCCAGCACCGGCGTGGCCATCAACGGGGTGGACCACCTCATGCAGTCCATCCACACCATCCTCACCACGCCGGTGGGCTCGCGGGTCATGCGCCGCAGCTTCGGCAGCCTGCTGCCCGAGCTGATCGACCAGCCCGACAACGCCGCCACCCGCGTGCGCATCTTCGCGGCCGTGGCAGGCGCCCTCATGCGCTGGGAGCCACGGCTGCGCCTGTCGCGCGTGCAGCTGGCCAGCGGCAGCACGCCCGGCACGGCCGAGCTGGTGCTCGACGGCACCTACATGCCCAGCGATGGCCCCCAGCAGCTGCTGGCTCTGCGTGTGCCCCTGCAGGCCCGCGCCGCCACCTGACGCCAGCGCCCCACCATGATCGACCTCTCGCTCCTCCCCGCCCCGCACATCATCGAGCCGCTGGACTACGAGTCCATCCTGGCCGAGCTGGTGGCCACCGCCGGCGCCGCGCTGCCCGACATGGCCGAAACCCTGGCCCTGGAGAGCGAGCCCGCCAACGCGGTGCTCCAGGTGCTGGCCTACCGCGAGCTCAACCTGCGGCAGCGCATCAACGAAGCGGCCCAGGCGCTGATGCTGGCCTATGCCGAAGACACCGACCTGGACCAGATCGGCGGCAACTACGGCATTCCCCGCCTGGTGGTGGACGCAGGCGACCCCAGCGCCGTGCCGCCGGTGCCCGTCACCATGGAGAAGGACGGCCCCTTCCGCCTGCGCATCCTGGCCAGCCTGGACCGCTACAGCACCGCTGGCAGCCGCGCTGGCTACGAGTTCTACGCCAAGAGCGCCGCCGGCACCGTGCGCGACGCCCAGGCCATCAGCCCGGTCCCCGGCCAGGTCACCGTCTTCGTGCTCAGCACCGAGGGCGACGGCACCGCCGGCACCGAGCTGCTGACCACCGTGGCCGCCGCGCTCAACGCCGAGACCGTCCGCCCGCTCACCGATCAGGTCACGGTCCTGTCGGCCGCCCTCCTGCCCTACGCCATCACGGCACAGCTGATCGTCAGCAATGGCCCCGATGCCGAGACCATCCGCACCGCCGCTCTGGCCGCCGCCCAGCAGTACGCAGCCGACAGCTTCAAGCTGGGCACCAGCGTGGGCATCAGCGGCATCTACCGCGCGCTGCACCAGCCCGGCGTGCTGCGGGTCGAACTGGCCCAGCCCACCGGCGACATCGACGTCGCCGATGGACAGGCGGCCTACCTCTCCGCCATCACCCTCACGGCCACGGACTGACCACTGCCATGGCCACCCCTGACCTGCTGCCACCCAACACCACGCCGCTGTGCCGCGAACTGGCATCCATCGGCCAGCGCATCACCGACCTTCCGCTGCCCATTCGGGAGACGTGGGACCCGGCAAGCTGCCCCATCCAAGCCCTGCCCTGGCTGGCCTGGGCCTTCGGCGTAGAGGACTGGGACCAGACCTGGACAGAGGCCCAGCAGCGCGCCGCGGTGGCGGCCAGCCTGGAGGTGCACCGAATCAAAGGCACTGTGGGGGCCGTCACGCGCGCCGTGGGCGCCCTTGGCCTGCAGTGCCAGGTGGTGGAGTGGTTCCTCATGCAGCCCATGGGCGCGCCCTACACCTACGACATGGTGCTCACCGTCACCCAACAGGGCGTGAGCCTGGAGCAGCTCGAGCGCCTGATCACCGTGGTCAACCGCGCCAAGAGCGTGCGCAGCCACCTGCGCAACCTGCAGCTCAACGCAGTGAGCCAGTGCACCGGCTACGGCGCCGCCACCACCCTCACCGGCTTCGAGATCACCGTGGGCTATGGCGTCGTCAATGCCCTGCTGCACGACGGCACCTGGCGCCACGACGGCAGCCACACCCATTCCGGTACCGCCTAATGACCTACACATTCCCCAACATCCTGTCGCCATCGGCCGAACTCACGGACGTCCCTCAGATCGAGGAGGACACCCCCGCACAGGGCGGCCCTAGTGGGCCCGACAATGCCCAGGCCCAGGCCCTGCTCAACCGCATCGAGTACCTGCTGACCGTGCTGCTGCCCCCGCTGGCCCGCATGGTCCAGGGGGCCGAAGGCGCGGTCCTCGCCGATGCCGCCGGCGCCCCGGTCGACCTGGACAACTCCCCCACCCCGGCCACCGCCGTGTCCCTGGGTGACACCCTGGGCCAAGCCCTCTCGGCACTGGCAGACGGCCTGCGCCTGGTGAAAGGCACGGACAACCAGATCGACGTGGCCTTCGACAACGTCGAGCGCAGCATGACGCTCTCGCTGCCGCAGGACATCGCCCCCACCAGCTCGCCGCAGTTCGACACCCTGCGCGCCAGCAAGCTGCGCGGCAACAACGCCCCCACCATCGCCCTGGGCACCGGCGCCGGAGACGCCACGGCCGCGGTCAACCTCATCTACGGCACCGACCTCGCCTTCCGGGTGGACATCACCACCGGTGCCGCCCCCACGGCCGGACAGACCATCTTCGAGGCCACCTTCGGCGAGGCCTACGACGTACTCAAGCCGCCCATCGTGTTCCTCGTGCCGCACAACCGGCGCGCCTGGGACCAGCAGAACACCGCCAACAAGGCCGTGGCCGTGGATCTGGCCTCCACCACCGGCGCCAAGCTGGTGGTGCAGGCCGGCACGACAGCCCTGCAGGCAAACACCGCCTACTCCTGGGTGGTGTTCACCGCCGTGCGCCCCTGACGCAGCAGACGGGACTGCACCATGCACCTGCTCTGCGAACGACCGCCCGGCACCATGCTGCGCGACCAGCAGCTGCCCAGCAGCGCGGGCGGCTTTCACCCGCACCTGTTCGACGCCTACATCCCCAATGGCCCCATCCAGTTCGTCGTGGTCGCCCTGCACGGCGGCAACGGTGGCAAGGCCTTCATCCCGCAGGTCCTGGGCGTCACCTATGCCGCCAACCCCACCATGCGCCAGGTCAACTGGAACATGCTGGACCGCATCAACACAGCCCTCATCGTCCCGCAGGGCCAGCACTGCGACGGCACCGTGGGCCCGTTCAACCCCAATGGCGCAAACACCGTCACCGAGATGAATCCGCAGGGCGTGGCCACCTGGAGCAACTACTCCATGTGGTCGGGTGCTGACGACGTCGCCATGCTCAAAGACATGGCCCTGTGGATCACCCAGCAATGGAGCGGCGTGGCGCGCGTGCTCATGGGCCACAGCAACGGCGGCATGATGACCCACCGCATGTGGCTGGAGGCGCCGGGCTACTTCAACCTCTACGCGTCCTTCTGCGGTCCCATGCCGCAGTTCTGGGACCAGGCCACCATCCCTCAGCCCAGCCAGCTCAAGCCCATGATGGTGCGCTACAGCCTGCAAGACACCGTGCTGGGCATCCAGGACGGCCGCGGTGGCGAAGGCAACCACTTCTGGGAGCCAAGCTGGCTGCAGCAGCCCGAGCAATTCTCGGTGGCCGCCTACACCTGGCCCGTCATGGGCGGCTGGGTGGCCGGGTGGCGCAGCTTCGCCGCCCAGGTGGGCTGGATGGGCCAGGCCTTCGACCCCGCCGCCTTCACCACCACCTCAGAGGCCATCGGGCAGCGCATGACCTGGGCCTACAAGCAGGGCTCGCTCACCTACTCGCTGGACATCCTCACCGCCGGCTCGCACAGCCTGGTCGACCAGACCAAGGCCACCCGCCGCTACGTCATGTACGACCTGATGCTGTGGTGCATCGGCGCCCTCACCTGATCCCCGTTCCTGGGAATTCACCATGAACCAATACGCCACCATTCACACCGCCTACGGCCTCAACCGAAATGCCCAGGCCGTGGCCACCAGCACGCCGATCGTCCTCACCGAGATGGCCCTGGGGGACGGCAACGGCAATCCCGTGGTCCTCACCGGCGCCGAGACCCAACTGGCCCGTGAGGTCTACCGCGCCCCCGTCAACCGGGTGTTCCGAGATCCTGACGATGCCCCCGGCATCTACACCGCCGAGCTGGCCGTGCCCGCCACCGTGGGTGGCTGGGTCATGCGCGAGGTGGGTGTGTTCGACGACACGGGCGGCCTCTACCTCTACGGCAACCTGCCCAACAGCTACAAGCCCCTTGAGGCGGACGGCGCTTACAGCGACGGCTTCGTGCGGGTCAAGTTCTCCCTGGCCAATGCCAGCATCATCACCCTGCAGGTCAACCCCAACACCGCCATCGCCAGCCAGGCCTGGGTGCTCAACACCATCACCATGGCCCGCCTGCTGCCCGGCGGCACCACCGGGCAAATGGCCACCAAGGCCAGCAATGCGGACGGCGACATCATCTGGGCCGACCCCAACCTGGTGGGCGTCAACATCACGGTGGACATCATCGAGGAGGTGCAAACCCTGGCCGCCGGCCAGACGGCCGTCACCTTGACCACCTGCACCACCAGCGGCCTGTCCCTCTACATCGGCCAGGCCGTGGGCGGCGAGCGCCTGCGGCCCGACCAGTGGACGCCTGACGGCACCGACCACACCAAGCTCACGCTGGCGGCCAGCTACCCGGCGGGCACCAAGCTGCACGCTGTGCAGAACGACCCGCAGGGCGACATTCCGCCGCCCCTGCTGCAGCAGCAGAACCTGGCCGACCTGGCCAACAAGGCCACCGCCCGCGCCAACTTGGGCGTGTACAGCCGCTCCGAGGTCGACGTGCTCGGCTTTCGACCCGGCATGAAAGCCGAGAGCTACAGCCCCAACCCGCCGTCCGGCTTTCTGGCCTGCAACGGCGCCGCGGTGAGCCGAGTCGCCTACTCCGCGCTGTTTGCCGCCATCGGCACGCTGTACGGTGCCGGCGACGGCGTCAACACCTTCAACCTGCCCGATGAGCGCGGGAACTTCAGCCGAGCCTGGGACAACGGCCGGGGCATTGACCCGGGCCGGGTCTTCGGCAGCGAGCAGACCGACTCCATTAAGGCGCACACCCACAGCGGTAGCGCCGAGGCAGTGGCGGACCACAGCCATGCCCTGACGGTGCAGTCTTCCGGGCAGCACGGCCACACCGCCAGCAGCGATAGCGCCGGCGCCCACAGCCACACCGGAAGCACCGGCTCTGCGGGCAACCACACCCACGACTACAAGGACCGCTACCTGGCCGAGATCCAGGATGCCATCAACAACGCCGGCGGTGCTACCTACACCGAGCCCACCTACAACATCAACACCGGCGTGGGCAGCCACAGCACCGATGGCGACAACACCGTGTTCGTCTACAAGCCGACGGTGACCGACAGCTCGGGATCCCACACCCACACGGTCAGCATCTCGCAGGTGGACAGCCACGCCCACGTCATCACTGTGTCCCAGGCAGGACAGCACAGCCACGCGGCCACCGCGGCTGGAGCCGGTGGACACAGCCACACCATCACCATCGGCAGCACCGGCGGCTCTGAGACCCGGCCGCGCAACCGCGCCACCCTCTGGTGCATCAAGTACTGAGGACCTACCATGGACTTCACCGAAGAGAGCAGCGGAAAGATCGCCACAGCCACGGCAGAACCGACCTGGCCCGATCCGCTCACCGTCTACCAGATGAACTTCGCCGGCTACTTCGCCGGCAGCACGCCCGCCTTTGCCTCCCCCATGGAGCCGGACGTGTGGCACATCCCGGCGGGCTGTGTCACCCAGCGCCCGCCGGAGGCATGGCCGGACACCCAGTGGCCGCGCTGGAACGGCGCCACCTGGGCCTTGGTACCTCGCCCCCAGGTGATCGAGAAGACGCCAGAGCAGAAGCTGGCTGAGTTCCTGGCGACCCACCCGGACGTGCAAGCGCTCATCGGCTAGACCACCATGGTGGCCATCCACTGCAGGAGGCCACCCCCATGCCCGACACCTACCACCACGGCGTACGCGTCCAGGAGATCAACACCGGCGCGCGCGTCATCCAGACCGTGGCCACCGCCATCATCGGCCTGGTGGCCACCGCCAGCGATGCTGACGCCATCACCTTCCCGCTGGACACCCCGGTGCTCATCACCGATGTGGCCACCGCCATCGGCAAGGCCGGCGTGGACGGCACCCTGGCCGCCGCGCTCACCGCCATCGCCGACCAGG